TTCTTGTGTTCTTGGTCCTCCAGTAACTTGTTTAGGACCAGTATTTGTCGTCGTACTACGTTTTTGTTCATCTACTGGTTTATTTTCTCTATAGAATTTTTGTACCCAAGAGTGTCTACAATTGTAAGAACCTTTGTATCTAAAAATATCGTATGTACTAAATTCATTATTAGCACCTTGTAGGGACATATTATTAATGTCTTCTACTCTAAATAATAATTTTCTAGTTTTTGTTAAACCAATTAATTTACTACAAAATTCTCGGTTTTTACTATCTTGTGGTCCTGCATATTGATATAATATTCTATAATTAGGAGTATCTAATGCTGAACGCTTATCAGGATCACTATATTTTTCTAAACTACCAATTGCAAAATACATTTGTCTATGGAAATTATCTTCAGTTATTTCTTCCCAACCATCTTCATACATTTTATCCTCACTGATACCTACTTTATCTAATGCTTTAAGTAATAATTCTTGTGTATCAGAATCCATATCATCAAAATAATTTAATTTCTCTTTATTTTTAAGCATTAAATCTGTTGCTTCTGAATGACGTTCACACGGCATATAATATGTTGCTCCTTCAACTTCATGTTTATGTACACCGGTACATCCTATTTCTTTAGCTAATTCTAATGCTAAATCAGGATCTTGAAATACAGGTATTCCATCTATATCTTTTAAATCAGCAAAATTATCTGGTTTTTGTATTTTACGTAGTCCATCAGTGTATTGTCCTACTGTTTTACCTGAACTAAGTTTTATTAATGCTAATGGTCTTTCTTTTGTTGGTTTAAATTCAAATGATGAACCTGGTATTTTTACAGTACCTCCAACTTTAATATCAATAATTTGTCCTCTAGATCTAGATTTATCTTTAGTTTTACCTGCAAATCCAAATGATACATAATCACCTACACTAAATCCACCTGCTGAATCAACAAACTTAGACATTTCATCTGTAATAATTTCCATATTAGATGATTCTAGCATTCCTGCTTGTCTTAATTTTTTTTCTGCCCATGGTAATGCAGCTGGTCCTCCCCATAATAAGTAACTTATGTAGCCACATGCATCATAATCTTTTCTCTTAATAGCTAAATCATAATTATCACGTTGTCTCAATAAGAAACTACGCATTCTCTTAATTGTATCAAGCGTGACAGGTTTACCTTGAGCAAGTTGTTGTGCTCTAACTTTACCTACTTGAGTACCGCATTTATTACCTAAATCTTTATTACGCTGAATACCCACAATAGCTGCTTGTTTTGCTGCTTTAGGATAATCATCGAATGATTCAAATTTATATTTTGTAAATGCTTGAAAGTCTAATTCTATAGCTGGTTCTTCCACTAATGCTACTGCATCAATTCCTTCTAGATCGCTTTCTTCGTCTATTGTTAATTTTACTATTTTCATGATCCTAATGTTCTTTTAGCGTTTAATTTCGCGTCTGCTTCTTGTGTTGTTGTAACATCACCTGCTACTACATATGCTCTAACTGTTGATTGTGAAGCAATTGATTCAGGTGCTATACCAAAATCTCTTGGTGTTGTTGGTGTTGGTGCTGCTACTGCTGGTGCTGATGGTGCTGAAATACCTGCTGTAGATGCTTTAGCTGCTTTTGCTGCAGCTCTTATACTTGCTATCATAGCAGCAACTTGTATTCCATATAAAATAAGTAATGGAACGTTTTGAGGAAAACCTGCTTTTGCAGTTTTAAGGAAACCAGCTGATGCATCAACTGAACCTTCTGCAACTGTATTTGCAATACGAGCTAATGATGCTTTTGTTTGCATCGTTAACTCTTGAAATAATAATATTTGTCTTGCTGCAAATGCTGCTTTACCTATTGCTGTTTCTTGATCACTTGTTTGTTCAATTACACTTAATAATTGTAATCTACTATCCCTAATTTCTTTATCTGCTTCTGTTAACGCATTTACTCTTGCTGTTATAGCTGGAAGTTCATTTGTTTCAAAATCTTCCATAGCATTTAAATCATCTATATCAGTAAATTCAGGCATTATATTTATTTCTTCATCTACTTTATTATTAAATGCCTCCGCATATGTCATACCTGCATTAAAACCTAATTCTTCCCATAATGCTTGTCCTTCTGCTGCTCCTGCTCTTAATTCTTCTTGGAATTTTTCCTCTGCTAAAAATGCAGCTAATTTTGCATCAAATTCTTTAGCGTATGCTTCAGCGTCAGCTGCAGCTTGTTTCTTTTGTCTTTTAACTTGTGATTTATTTACCCCTTCTGTAAATAATTCAGGTATTCCTTTAGCACCTAATTGTTTAAATGATTTAGCAGCTAAAACATAATTACCATTAAATAAATGAATAAAACCACCTATTAATGAACCTGCTACTCCTGCTATAACATTTGTTACACCTGAGAAAACATCAACTATTCCTCTAAATGCGTTAGAGAATACTTCTGTGTTAATACCTGCTCCATTTAATGTTCTACTAAACGTATCAAATTGTGCTACAATAGCAGTTATTGTTGCTACAATTGCGGCACCAGCTAAAACGTATGGATTTGCTAATGTTGCTAAATTAAATCCTTTTTGAGCAATAGTAGCTTTTTTCATTACTTCTCTTAGATCAACAGCACCTTGAGCTGCCGCTCTTAATCCTTGAGAAAATGCTATTGCGTTAGCAGCATAAGCAGTATATTTTTCAAATTCCTCACTTTCAATACCTAATAATCCTACGGCACCAGTTAATGCTGATATTGAACCAGCTACAATGTCAATTGAACCTTGGAATCCTTTAACTCTATCTTGGTCAGTTACACCGGCAATTTCTAAATTAGCACTTTCTAATTCTTTAGTTGCTTTTTGAGCTTGTTTAGATAAATCTTCAAATGCCTTACTATTTAAAGGTACTTCCTTTAATTCCTCATTTATTTGAATTAATTCATCCTCTAATTGCCCAAGAGTTTTGACAGAATTACCTGCGTTAACATCAATGTTATATGTTATTTTCTGTGCCATGTTAATAAATAGTTTTTTTCATCATTAGCGATTTATTCACAATCTGGACAAGTTGTAGGTCCTGCTGTTCTAGTTCCATTTACAAATGTGTAGTATGTCGCTCCTCCTACTCCACCACCTGTTTCAGTTACATAATATGTTCCAGTTTTACCTCCAGTACATCCACTATTTGCGTATAAGAATGTTGATGCAGCTACTGTTGTTGCATTAAAGTATTCTGTTGCTTCATCTATACAACATGCATCATGTATGTCTGTAGAAATACCTACAAAGTTTCCGTGACAATTAGGAGATGGTGTTGGTGTTGGTGTTGCACCAGGTGATTGTGTTGGAGTTGGTGTTGGTGATTTAGTTGGCGTTGGTGTAGGCGTTGGCGTTGGATTTGCAGCAACACAAGCATCACAATCAACATAAACACTAATATAATCATTAACACTACTTGGTGCTGTTGTTTCATCTATTTCATAACATCCATCTGGCATCAATACTATATCATTTGCTCCTACTCCACTACCAAACGTTACTCTAACATTTGAATAAGCACCTCCTGTTCCTGCACTTGGACAAGCAGTTAAAGTATAGAAACTATAACCAGTTGATGGTGAAGGTGTTGGTGTAACACTTATAGTAGGTGTTGGTGTTGGAGTTACACTTATTGATGGTGTAACACTAATACTAGGCGTTACTGTAGGCGTTACACTAATAGTTGGTGTAATGCTTATTGTTGGAGTTGGTGTTGGCGTTACAGCACCTCCACTTGTTGATGGAGTTGGTGTAACACTAATAGTAGGTGTTGGTGTTGCTGTTGGTGTTACAGAAATACTCGGTGTTGGAGTAGGCGATGTACCTACACTTGGCGTAGGAGTTGGTGAACTGATAGGTGCCTCCGCTTCAAATCCCGTTAAGTTCCTGATTTTCAACAATTCTACTGTTGCTATATCTGGTTGTGTTAGATTAAATCCGTTTATTTTGTTTAATCTATATCTTACTCCGTTTACATAAATGTTATCATTTAACCTTATATCTTTATAATCTATAGGATCAAATTGAATATCCATTGTTACTTTTCTATTGTCTTCCCAATATAATGTTTCTACATATTCTTCCCAGAATGAATTATATACTGTTTTACTTTCACTACCTGAAGGGTTATACATCCCAGGAATTAAATTAAAATAATTTTTATCAAAATTTAAATCAGTAACAGGCACATCTGAACCACTAATTGATGATGCTGAACCTGAAAGTGGTGCAACTGCAGGTAAAAAATTAACATTTGCTAATGTATAATAATTACTTACTTGTGCTGGTGATGGTGTTTCACCAATATAAATTACACTTCCTGATGCACCAGCAGCTGGTAGTGATGGTGTTTTATATCCTAATCTAGTTTTAAACTTAAATGATTTATTAAAGTTATTATCAAACTTATATAAATGTGGAATTACAAAACTACTACCTTGTGCTAAATTAAATGTTGGGTTATTATCACTATCCATAGAACCACTAGCTAAAACGGTTCCTAATATTAACGGTGCAAATTTTGTTTGTACTACTTTAGTGCCGTTAGGTATGTTTGAATCGCTGATTAAACGTATAGTTCCATATGGATAACCAGGAGCATCATCTTGAGCTAAATTACTAAATCTATCATCATCTTCTGCATCACCTATTCTTAATTCTTTTGATTGCTCATTTACTGGATGTAGTATACTTATTCTTTTTGCGTTGTCATATTTTTGGCTCCAATCTATTTCTCTACCTTGTGCAATAAACGTTTCATAATTCTCAATTCTAATTGTATTAGGTGTATTTGGTTCTGGTACAGCTACAGCGTTAAATTTTACTAATATACTTTTTAATACATCAAATGATAACAATGATGGAGAAAATTGTAATGACATTGAAACAGGTGCATTATTATATCCTATAGGAGCTGCTGTTGCACTAAAGCTAGAATCTGCATATCCAGGTGCTGAACCACTTAATTGTAAACTACTTATAGAACCCGCACCACTCTTTTGTTCTACTTCTATTTGTGCTAGAACTGTATCAGTAGTATCTAAATTAATATTACCACCTACTGTCATATTTTTATCACCACCATCATATAATTCTTCTGCAAATACTGATAGAACACCACCATCGTCTTTAATTAACCTAACAGTTACTAAACCTATATTATCACCACCAGGTCCACCAGAAGGAACATCTGGATTATTTGTTATTATTCTAGCATTAAAAGTATAACTACCAGGTGCTGGTGCTGTATACTTAAAAGTTGTAGGGCTATAATTATTTCCTGGATCATTAACTTCAACATTATAATTAATTGTTTCAGTTTGTCCACTTGATGATAAAACTTGAGCTGTATTAAATCCAGCATCAAATGTATTTTGTTGTGATTCAGGAACAACTATTCCTAAATCTTCTTGTCCTTTAGGTAAAACAAATAAATCTCTAAATGCCGAACCTGATGTATTATTTTCAATTAAAGATGAAGTATATTTAAATCCTGCTTGATCAAATATTACATCCATAACTGCACGTGCAGATATAGCAGGTAAAAATTGTTGTAATCTTAATGGATATTTTGGGTTGTCAATTGAACCTGTTGCACGTTGAGGTAATGAACCAGATCCTGCTAATTGTAATCTTGGTAATGTTGGATAATCTGCTTTATTATCAATTCCATAATCAGCTACTGGATAAAATATATCGTTACCTTTAGATACATCATTAGTATCAACAATACCTAACCAAGAATTAAGTAATTGTGTTTGATTTAATGTGTGGTTATAAGCATTAAAATCAGCGTCTTTTATTAATGCTCCATCTAGAGCATCTTTTAATTGTACAACTGTATCTTCAACTGTTACTTTATATTCAGTAAATCCATCTTCATCAGTAATAATCTCTATTAATTGCATTTCACCAAACAATAATGTTTCACCATTATATAATACTTCAGCATCTATAGATTGATAAATTGCTGGTATATCTACTGCACCTGCTTTAAATGCACCTTTAAAAAATGCATTATTATTTCTTGTACCTGGTAAACTAAATGTTTGTGATCCTACACCGAATATTTGTCCTATATCAGTATTTTCTACTGTTGAAATATTTAAACGTAAAGGGATATTGCTGTCAATATCTAAATCATTCCACGCATTATCATAGAATACTCTTAATATAAGATCGTTCATTATGTTCTGCTTCTTTTGCTATTTGATTTTCTATAATTAATAGTGAATTTAAATACTTTTTGTCCTCTATTATTTGTTTTGTATTGTTCTGTAGCGTTAGTAATTACTACACCTATAAAATTGTTACCATCTTGAACATATACTGATGGTGATTCAAATAATTCAAATAACCAATCTGATTGCTCTTGTGTTAACCAATCTGTTTCTGCTGTAAATGTGTTGTCAAAATCAGCGTAATATTGTGTATCACCCCTTCTAGTATATTCGTATCCTATTGTTTTTGAATTTGTAGAATAATCTACATAAGAAGCATTAAATTTTCTTCTATTAAATGTTTCACTTTCTGTATCAACTAAACTTGCTCTATAATAATCAAATACTCCTTGTTTATTAATAAATGAGAAATTTGTTCCTTTGTATTGATAACATTTGTTATAGAAATAATATGTTTTACTTGTTCCACCAGAGTAAGTAAATTTAATACTATAATAAGGATATGCTGTTGGATTTGCTAAATAAGCAGCAACTGTAGCATCTAATGTTTCAATATTTTTAGGTCCTACACCCGCGTGAATTAATCTTCCTACAATAAGTGCTCCTGAGTGTGGATTTACCTCTGTATAATTATAAACTGATGAGTATGAAGAATTATAAAAATCAATTCTCATATTTGTTAAACCACTTTTATTTCCAGCTATACCTTGTAATGTTGATACTGTTAAATAATCACTTGATGAGACACATAAAGCATTTTGTGCTGATGTTTCATTAAATGTACCTAAAGCATTAGGACAATTTGTTAATATATCATATGATCCACTTTGCCAGTTAAAATAGCCACTATCTCGTTCTTGAACAGCGGGAATAAACGTAGTAACGTTGGGAATAGAAGCACTATAATAGAATATATCACTTAAAGAACTACTCGCAGAACTACCACTTTCTGCTCCAAACGCAATTTCAAAATTTCTAATGTTATTATTTGATGAAGAAACAAAACCAATCGTTTTCTGAGACAAATCATATCCCATATGAGGATCAATTAATCTACTTACTTCATAAACACCTAAACCTGAATTATTTGGTGCTTGTTTTACTTGTGATAATACATTACCTGCATCGTCTTTTATTTGACAAACGTATTTAAATTGTGCTGATGATGAATCAGCATTTTCAAGCGTATAAATTAAATCTGCTTGTGTTCCGTTAGGTAATGTTGGTGATTGATTAATGTATACTAAACTCATAATTTTGCTGAATCTTGAAATGCAACATCTAATGTTAATGTTATGTCTTTACCTGCTGCTAGTGTTAATATTTCTGTTCCGAATTTTTCTGCTGCTTTAAACGATTTGTCTATAAATGGATAAGCACGTGTTCTTTGTCTTCTACCTGTTACTTTTTTACCTATACTTTTTCTTATTGCCCATATCCATGATTTTTCATCTTTAAATTTAGCAGGTCTTGTTATACGTTTTCTTTGTATCCAATCTCTAATTGGTTTTTCAGGCGGTAAACCACCAGTACCTCTAAATCTAAATCCTGCATCTACATCAGCACCATAATCTAACATTGATAATTCTCCTACTACATCACCTTTTTGATTTCTAACTACATCATTATCATCTTGTACTGATTTTGCTAATGCACCACTTGCAACAGAACCATTCTCAAATAATTCATTTACCATTATCTCAGCAACTCTATCGAGATACTCAGCCATCGCCTGTTGTAAGTTTTTATTTTCCATTAGTATGATCCGGTTGGGTAATTACAATAATCGTAAATCCCCATTGTTTGTATATCGACTGTTGCAACCCAACCGTATGCTCTATCATTAAATACTTCTAGTGCTGGTACCATACTTTGGATGTCAAACTGATATCCTAATGCTTGATTATCTGTTGGTGGTCCCCAATTGCTATAAGAACCAATATCTAAAATAACTTGTTCCATATTAGACATTATTTGTAAAGGTGATTCATTACTTATTTTAGGAACATCTAATGCGTATAATTCAAATGTTGTTGTTTTTAATCTAGTATCTTGATCATATCCAATAGATGTTATTGGTCTAAGGAATACATAAGGATAAGCTACATTTTGTGATTGAGCATCTAAATAATCGATTGAACCATGAGCAAATGACGCTACATAATCATGTGCGTCAGCTGCATCTTTAATCGTGTTAACTATTTGATAATACGTTTGGAATGCCATTACTTTTTCTTTTTACTTTTTTCTACCGCAACCGCAGGGATTGGCTTCAATGTATTTTTTTTTTCTATAAACATTTTTTCATGTTTAAGAACTTCTGATTTCTGAATCATTAGCATAGCAGCAATTCTATTTGCATTAAATCCTCCTTCTAATAATTTGATTATTTGTTCTTTCATACGTCCTGTCCGTTTTGGTTATCACTTGGATCTTCAGATGTAATTTTAGTTGAAGTTCCTTTTTTTATTCTACGTCTTGCTTTTTTTGGTTCATTTAAACATCCGCATTTTTTTATTAATGCATATTGTTTCATGTTCCAAAATAAACTAGCACATAATAATATTGTTATAATAATTAATTCCATGTTATAAAATTTTACGTGTTTGTCTTGATTCTTTTAATTGTCTTTCTTCTTCCTTTTTAGCATCCTGATCTATTGCTAAATAATTTAATACGAATATAAAGTTTAAATCAGTGATACTTTTGTCCCCTGTGATATTGAGAATACTTGATTGGGCGAGGTTATAAATTGTCGCAAACCATCCCCAATGCTCTGCAAAACTTTTAGATTCACTATCTGTAGATCCTCCAGTTTCTTCAACTCTTTCTCCGTTGAATAAGGTGTTGTAATGTTTGTATATCCGTTCGCGGTTCCTAAAAAAAAAGCCAACGCACCTAAGGCGTATTGAACTGGTAATTTTTTAAATATTACTGATGCTCTATTTCTTTCATTAACATCGTATTTATTTACTTCATATTGCTTAAATATATTAGATGTTTTTTTATTATTTACTAATATTTTTTGAGCTTTCTTCCAAACAAAATTATCAAAATTATGTGTTTTAATTTCACGATAGAATATAGCAAGTATATCATGAAGGTTTTTGTGTGGCTCCTGACATAATCTTTCTAAATCAACGTATTCACCTAATGTCATAGTGTCAATGTTTGAAAACCCGTATAATTTATCCTCATATTTGAAAATGGGATGGAATTCTTCTTTCAAATCAATCTTTGTATTTAAATCTCGATAAATTGTACCTAAAGACTTCACACCCCAAGTTTTCAATTCCGCTTCACTCAGCCCTGTTAATACTGATATTGTTTTTACTGTTTTGTGTAGTTCAGTTAAATGTTCTATGTTATTCACAGTTTGCCACTGCTCAACAGTCATAAAATCAGGTATTGTTACTGTTTTCTTCATAATAATAAATATTAGTTAATTTAGGAGGAAATATGTTGTTTTTTACGTCTTGCTATTCTATATGCCATTGCACATTTTTTACATTTATAATTACTATTCTTAGCAAACGATAATCCCCAGTTCCTATGTAGAACCAACGCTACACCACATTTAATACATTTAGCCACAATATCCTATGCTATGTAACTTAGACTCGACTAACTCAGCTTCTTTACGACAAGGTGTCTTATGCACTATCTCAACATCGTTAGTATGGCGACTAAAATTACTTTTATGACTATACATTCTATATTTTACATTATCAGTTACACCAACATAATGTTCTTCTGGTAAATAATAAACATAATGGTATCCATCTTTTTTAGATTTGTTGTATTGTTTCATGTTATCATTCAATAATTCTTTATTTTTATCATAATATTTTTTACGATATACTTTTCGAAGCTTATTATAATGTTTAAGATTATCTTGTCTATGGGTCTCTGCTCTTATTATATTACAATCTTTACAATATGATTTGTATATTGGTTTACCTTTGTATTTACAACTGATATAATAATTATCTAATGATTTTTCTTCACCACATTCTTTACATTTTTTCATATACGATATATTACGAAATTATTTTTGATTATCCAAACGTCGGGGACAAATTTCCTTTGCCAATGTATAAGCTACTACCTCCTTTTAATTGTGATCTAGCGTGATTACTCATCATTAACGAATCAACTTCGTCATCGTGTAATCCAGGTGGATGCATAAAACTTATTTTTCCGTTTGCTCCCATTTTATAAGTGAATAGTGTTAATTCTTTATATAAGTTAGGATAGAATTCTTTTGATGGCAGTTCTACAGACATTTCTTCTATCGACTGAATTAGCGATCTTACCATTGTTGTCTTTGAATCCTGTGTTGTAAAAAATGGTTGTAGTTTACGAATTTTAGGTTGCATTAAATCTAGCATTGCTTTACCTATCCCATTAGATTCTACATAACCACCTACTACATTGTATCTAAGGCAGATTTGAACAAATCTCTCTGATATGGCGTTGATGTTCTCACCATTTCTTCTTTCCATATATTGAATTGTTCCGGTTTCAGAGATGATTGATAATGCCGAATAATCGTTTGATAATCCGGTGTCCACGCCGACATAACATCTTTCGCGTTTGTTTTCATTTACAAAGTTATTTAATATACAAACATTGTCTAAGCCACGGAACACTTCTGATCCAGCGTCACTGAACTTAGCATTATATTCTTGTTCGTAAATATCTCTAGGTAAACTTGATTGTTGTTCGGCAATAAATTCTTTGTCCGTATATGGGTTGTCAGTTGATACACCCTGAAATGATATATAGTCTTTGTTTGGTTCACTACCTTTTATCCAATAATTGTAGAACCAACCTTTACTTTTAGGAGTTGATATTATTAAGCATTTTTTACCAATTGCAGTCATAGTAGGTAAAATTGCTTCTGTTAGTGCTATTTCTTTGATGAAAGCAGCTTCATCAATAATAACATAGTTAGCAGAGTAGCCACGTATACTATCGGGTCTATCTGCTGATAAAAATATAAGAGTACTTCCATTTATAAACGTTATGCTTAGTTCTGCTTTATTTTTTTCTAATATAACATCGTGTGCAGCGTTAGCTAATTCCTTAAATACCTTTCTACATTGTCCATATATAGGAGCAATCCATAACGATTTTTGATTTGGATTTTGTAATAGCCAATATAATAATAAATTTTGTCCTAGTAATGATTTACCGAACTGACGTCCAGTAGCAACCACACCGAACTTATGTTCACTGTTTGCAAACGAATCTATTATCTCCTTCTGTTTGGTAAATGGTGTAAAAAGGTTTACCTGCATTTGATAATCTAATTATTGTAGGACAGTCATTAATGATTAATGGGTCTGTTTGTGTATTCACTGATTTCAATAAGTCTCTCATAGTACTTGATATCGTCTTCTGTTTTATTTATTTCCTCAAGCATGTCAGCACACGATTCATATTCTTCTTCATGCTCTAATGCCTCCAATACCTCTTCCATCACCTGTTTTATTTGGTAAAGGAATTCAAGTACATCTTCTGCTCGTTTACTTTTCGGTTGCATCGTCACCCCACTTAAGATCTATATTCTGTATTTTCATTTCTGATTGTATTTTCTCAATATCGTTACCAGTATACTTCATAATTTGATCTATCGCACGTTGTCTAACTTGTGATGATTCGTTTGCTAATAATCTAATTAATTCATCTACCGCTGGTGATATAGATTTACCTAATCGTTCACGCCACGCTTCTTCATATTTTTCTTTAGATTTAATCCAATACTGTGTGTATTGTTGTTCTGATTTGTCATCGTATGTTTTGTGACAATATTTTATCCAATCATCGTATTTAAATGATGTATCACCATATCTTAGATCATAGCAGTTCTCTACTCGATCAGCTATCTCTGCATGTGTTAATTTTTGTCCAGCCATAAGTCTGTGTATTTAAGTTATATATAAATATGTGCTAATCCAGGAAACCATATTCCTTAAAATGCTTACTAATTGTTTTAGCTACAGCGAGATTCAACGATTTAGACGGCTTTAAAACGTTGTGCGATTCAAATAAACCATCTCGTATGATTACATCAACGTATTCCTTATTTCTAATTATTTCAATATCAATTTTCACGGCGTAATTCTTTATCGTAATGCTCAAATCTATCATGCTCAGTTGGTGTAGCCAACAAAATACCCATTTTTGTTTTATTATCTCTTGTTAATCCAAATATGTGTGACATCCAAGTTTGTTCATACGGATAATCCCATTTAGTATCTAAGAACATTAATTTATTTCCCTCGCGTGTTATGATCTGAGGCCAATTACAATAGTATACTTCTCCTAATGCGTATGCTAATCCGTTATAATATTTTATGTATTTGTATTTTGTATTTGGTTCATCTGTTTTCCAATATTTTTTTCTATCATCAACAGGAACATTATGCCACGCCCATTGTTTGGCATTATCCCCAAAGAATTCAGTAAAATTCAACTTAAGATAATGTAGTCCTTCATTACTAATAATACTTATCGACTTACTTAGTATATCGCTTACTTTGCGTTGCATTCCATTTCTGCATACTGCATCTTCTCCTAAATAAAATGACATATCATCTTCAAAAAACAAATAAGCATCATTATCTGTATCATTAAAATGTTCTGCTGCGTATTGTCTTCCACCACATATTCCTTTATTACCCTCTTGTATTTCTGTGAATCCGTATTCATTACATAATTTAGTGTATGAATCATAGATTTCCTGGTTTTTGGTATCTGAATTGTTAATTAAATATTTGTCTGTGTTCAATAAATTTTCATCGTATTGTTTTATTGAATTAATTAATGTTTCAAATTGTTTAGGTGAATTAAATCCTAGAACGTATAATGCTATTTTGTCTATTTTATTTTTTATAGACATTTTCATATCTAACTTACCATCTATAGCATCTTGAAATAATCTGTAAACTAATCCATTATCCTCTATTTCATGGTAACTCAAATAATCATTATATTTTTGAATCATTATAGCAAATATGCTTTCTTCTGTTCCCATATATCCATCAGTTAATGTTTGATTTAATAACTGATAGTATAAATTAAATGTTTTATTTATTTCACTTTTTTTACCACCGAAGAATCCACCACGCCCTATTATATTTACATCTTTTTGTCCAGCGTATTCATTTATTTCTGGGTAATTAAATCCATGTATCTCATCTGTTGCGTTATAAGGGTAACCTACAAACATGAAATTTTTAATTTGTTTAGATATTGTCTCTAATGTAGTTTTATTTACATATGTCTCCATACTTACTGTATTAGATAATCCTGCATCTATCCAAAACATATAATCGCTATCAAATTTATCTAATATTTTAGCATCGTGAAGTAGTGCCATTTTAGACATTACTACTGGATTATAATATTCTAATTTTGCTTGTGGTGATTCCTCTAACCATCCTGCTTGTCTAAACCAATCAGCATCTAATCTTGTATCTTGTATTCTATCCCAGAATTCATTTTTAAACCAATCTAATTCTCTTACTATAAATTGTGTATTATCTTCTTTACGTCTATTTTCCCAAAACGTATATTTTCTTAATTCATCATCTCCAAACACAATTAAATTGATATCTACATCTAATAAATTAGAATAACATTCTAGGTAATGATCAAATGAACGTTTAAATTCACTTAATTCACCGCGTTTTAAATCATATAATGCTGTTACTAATGTTATTTGCATATTATCATGTCATTTAAGATTACACCATCCATTTGCGTTGTTTTTAATACTTGAATAGCATCCATATAACTGTTTACTAATGGTTTACCTGCTTGATTAAATGAGGTATTAATTAAAACACCTATACCTGTTTGTTTATCTAATTCAGTTAATAATTCATACAACCATTCATTTTGTTGTTTAGTTACTGTTTGTACTCTTGCTGTTTTATCAATGTGTACTACTGATGGTATTTTATCTATGTATTCATCTTTTACAGTAGGACAATAAGACATGTATCTACATTCTTTATCCCATTCAAAATATTTGTTTACATCCTCTAATCTAACAACTGGTGCAAATGGTCTATAATATTCTCTATTTTTTACTTTAGCATTTAAAATGTTTTTCATATCAGATATTGTTGGATCACATAATATTGATCTATTACCTAATGCTCTAGGACCATGTTCTGAACCACCTCTTACAACACCTATTATTTTACCATCTTTAATTAATTCAACCATTTTATTAACACTATATTTTTCATGATAAGTG